ACCTTCAGCGTCTCGGCGTAGCTGGCCTTGATGCTGTCGAAGTTCGGCGGCTTGGCCGAAAACAGCAGCGCCACCGCTTCGCCGTTGATGCTTTCTGGGAACGCGACGAGGCGCCCATGGAATAGCGGCACATAGGCGGCTCCGTCGTACCAGCTCAACCAGCACCACTGATGCCGGGTCGGCGCAAGCAATCCATAGAACGGATTGCGGACCACGATATTCAGGCCCGCGAAGTCGCCCTCTGACTGCGTGACCGAGAGCGAGACGATCTCCTCGTCCTCGACGGCATGAACCGTCGAATCGTAGGCGATCGGCGCCGGCACCCAGGCAAAGAAGAACGGTCCCGGCATTAACTATCTTTTCCCTGAGACGATTGCCGCGCTGGCGAATTGAGCCATCGTTCTGCTTTGCTTAGGGAAATGTTATGCGCTCTCTGCTCGCCGCTCTTTTCGCTACCGTCGCGGTAGTCTCTGCCGCGCAAGCCGACTCGACCTACGAACGCTCCTGCTACAAGGACCGAACCGGCGCGACTCAATGTACTAGCTCGACCGAATCCGAGAACGGCTTCTCGGAAACGCGGTGCTCGCATGAGCGCAACGGCGACACCAGATGCCAAACAAGCGACCGGAGTAGCCGCATCCCGGAGCCGACCATCGATCACGTCGTCGTCGGCGGCAAAACGATCAACGTCATGCGCGGATTGCCTCGCTAAATCTCTTCTAGATTGAGTTGCCAGCTAGTGAGCGCGCCGTATTCATTGCGCTCGACGCTGTAGTTGGTTATCCGCATATCGAGCCGCGGGCGGTAGTAGGTCCAGTCGTTGCTGACGCGCGACGAGCCGGGCACGACCGTCCGTTCCGGTGTGCCGCCGGTTGTCAGGTAGCCGAGTTCCGGCACGCAATCGACGGTCAGCACCATGCCCGGCCATAGTCCATCCAGTGCCGGGCTATCAACATCCGAGCACGAGATCGTGCTCTTGAACTTCCGCATCTGCGCGGGCGATAGATCGATCAGGACGCCGTTGACGGTGCGGGCGAGGTTGCCGCTGGCTTCGATCGGATCGAGGCTCTGTGTCAGCCCGCGCGCCGCCCACGGCGGCATTCCCGGCCCGCTGATGACGAGGATGGTTTCATTCGCCATCAGGCAAAGGCGCCCGGCAGTCGGCCGGCGTTGAGCATACCGGCGCGCCGCGCTTCGCGGGTGAGCGCCCCGACCGTCTCGCTATCCGCGCGTAGCTCGAAGCTGCCGCCGGGGAACACAAGATTAACCGTCGCGCCACCAACGCCGCCGGATACCAGACCGCCGCTGGCAAAGCTCGGGATCGAGCGCGATGGCATCACCATCCCGCCATCGGCAAAGCCATTGAGCCGCGAGAGGAAGCCGGCGCCGACCCGGTTCACAGCCGCTGCGCGCATCACGAACTCGCCGCGGCTCAACCGGGCAAGAATGCTGTCGCTGGTAGCCGTGCCGGGGCCGTGTACCATACCGCCCGCGGCGAACTTCACGCCGGGATCGACCCAAGCATTGACAGCCTTTGCGCTGGCCTCGGCAGCCGTTCGGCTGGCATAGGCGGCATCCGCGCTGGCCTCGGCGGCGGATTTGGCGGCCTGCGATCCATAGGATGATGTCGCCATCGGAGAGACCATATGCGGCGGCAGCGCCTGATAGTCACTGACCCCCGGCAGGATTGATTGCGTCGGGAAGCTGCCGGGACCGTAGCCGGTAGACTGATTAAAGCTAGCGGGACCATACCCGCCAGTAGGTCCGGTACCCGGTCCGCGCTTCACGGATACGCCAGAGGCGCCACCGCTAGCAGTATCACCACCACCGCCGTAATCGGCGCCCGCGCCCATTTGTTTAATGGATGCGGTCGCTTGATCCGCCGACGCCTTGATTGCTGCCATTCCACCTTGGACATCGAGCGTTGCGGCTTTGGCCTCGCTGATGAACAGGCCCCAAAAACCTTTCCAGACATCCCCGATTGTCTTCGTCAATCCTTCAAAATACGGCGGCAGCTTATCAAACTCGGCCGTTGTGGCTTCGACCGGCATCGCGGGAATGCTCGGGTCGGCAAGTCCGGACGGGGAGAAAGTCTTTTTCCAGAATTCGCCGATAGTCTTTCCTAGTGTTTCAAAAAACGGTGGCAGATCCTTAAAATCGGTCTGTATTTGGTCGGCGGAGCTTGGGGCTTGCTGTATCTCGATTTTCCCCTGCATCCAGGCTTGGGTCATCTTATTGACGTCGACTATAAACTCATTTAGCTTGAGCCGCGCCCCAAGGATTGCGTTTCCAACGACGGCCCATGTTTCTTTTTGTGCTGTCTCTGCTTTCGCTCCGGCGACTTCTAGTTTCTTTAAGTCTTCCAAGCGCTGCGCGGTAGCGCCCCGGGCCGAATCGGCCAGTTCCTTTTCCCTTGCGGCTCGGTCCGAGAATGCCTTTATCATAATTTTGGCGTCTTCCAGCGGCAGGCCGGTTACATCTTTTGATATCTCATTGAGTTGTATCTCACTCAGTTGTAATTGCTTGGCGTTTGCCGCTGTCCGCAAGAGAGCGTCCCCAAGCATCTTTACTTGATCGGCATACGGCAGCTTTTTCAATTTTGCTTGGTCAACCTGAAGGATGTCGAGCGGCTTCGAGAAGTCGCGCACGGCCTGCTCCGCGCCGCGCATAACCTGTATGGTCTTGTCGCCGAAAGTGGCGAAACTCTGGGCGGCTTGGTCGGTTGCAGTTTGTGTTGTCGTCGCAACCTGCTGAATTGTGGAAGAGACGCCGGACAGGAACTTTTTCGCCTTGTCCTCGCTCTCGCCGGCTTCCTTGGCGAGTTCCTGAAAACCCTGCACCATCAGGGGCTGGGCCGTGCTCTCTCGCGCGAGATCGCGAATGTCGCGCATGCTTTTCGCGAGGTCTTCAAACTGTTCGATCAGTTTGCTGATCCCGATCCCGACGCCAGCGCCTACGGCCCCGCCGATCCCGCCACCGAGCAAAGTCCCGCCGATACCAAAGGCGCGCGGCACGCTTTGCAGTTGCTTGAATAGCCGGCTGGTGCTTCTTGCCGTCACATTGACACTTGCATCTGCCCGCGTGGCGGCCTGCGTGATCTCGTTGAATGCTCGACTGCCGGTCGCCCCGACACCCCGGAGGCTGCGTTCGAGGTTGACCGCCTCATCCTTCATCTTGCCGAAGGTGTTGGATAGATCCCGCGCCCGAGCGGTGTCGCCGCTCTTAAATGCGGCGCTGATCTGGCGGTCGAGGTCTTTGAGCGCGGTCTGCGTGAACTTGAGATCGGCCCGCAGCTTGGAACTGTCGCCGCCGATCTGAATGGTGAGGTTGTCGCCTGCCACGGTTAGGTTCCGGTCAATTCTCTGATGGCGCCCTGGATCTCGCTGCCGTCTCGGCGAGCTGCGGTGGCGGCATCAACCAGCCGCAACGCGCGTTCGATCCGCTCGCGGTCGAGGCCGAGCGTGACCCACGCAAAAACCTGCGCCGGGGTCATCTGCCAGACCGCTGCCGGGGGATGGTTCCAGGCGATCAACTGCTCAATCGCAACTGCGAGATGACTGCCGGCCGATTTGCGCTGAGGCCGCCGTCTGTCGGCTGCGCTGGCTCGGGCTCGGCGGGTTCCGGCTCGGCCAGCAGCGAAGGGCGCGCCGGGAATGTCAGCTTGATGATCTCCCCGGCTAAGGAGATGACGAGATCCGAAGGCAATAGGCCAGCGTGCCGCTCATAGTCCGAATCGCCATGATGCCCGAGCCCCGCCGCGATTATCGCCGGCATTGCCTCGGTCGAACTCATCAGGCCGGCGTTGCCCTCGACCACATGAGCGAATGCCGGATACTTGCGCGCGATCTCGGCAAGAGCGGTCAATGTGATGCCCGTAATCTCGAATTGCGCCGGGCCGGCTTCGCCTTCAATGACAACAGTCGCGTGGGGCCTGACCGGCACCAACTCTAGAAAGCTGATCGGCATTTTAGGCCGCCATCAATGCCAGACGCAGGTTCTCGGCGGAGAACTCGTCCATGACCATTCTGACCGTTGCCGACTGCTGAACGACAGGCCGGAAGTCTTTCTTGCGGATGCCGCCGCGGTGGTTCCAGTGGTCGAGCTGCTCGACCGTCTGGGTGAACTCGAAGACATTGACGTTGCCAACATCGCGCGCCGTCGGTGTTGGCACCGCGGTGCTAGCTTCCGGCGTCCAAGTGACGACCCCGGTGCCGACATAGTAGTTGCTAACATCGGGTGGCACGAGAGCATCGTCGGGATGCTCGACCGTGCCGAAGCTGCCGGTATCGTCGGCCAGCACCTCGCCCGTTACTTCGAGCAGTCCGTACTCGTCGCCGATAAAGTTCATCGGGGCGGATGGCGTGATCTGGACATTGGTTAACGTAATGACGAGTTGCGGGCCGATGTCGTTCGCGCCGGTGAAGATAAGCGTTCCTCTTTTTTCCGGCTCGGTGCCGATGTTGAGTGACGAGACGGCCATATCAACCATCCTTCATTGAGGTTACTTCAAGCTGTCGAAGTCGAACTCATTGATTGCCTGACCGATGGCAGCTTCGAGTTCGGCCTTGATTGCCGGCCGCATCGCCGCGAAGGGTCCACGCAAGAACCGGCGCGCCCGTATTCTCGGCTGGCGCCGCTCATAGCTGCCGACGGGTTGCCCGCCGCGGCTATAGGCCCGCACCGTGACCCGTTTCCCGGCCCGCCGCTTTCCTGGCCCACCGTATTCGAGCGCACCGAACCTCGCAGCAAGCGGATTTGCCTTGCCCGTGGCGAGTATTCTCACGCGCCCGCGAACGAAATCTTCGCGCTCGTCGACAAAAGCATGCGTCGCGGCGCGCATGCGGCCGGTCTGTACCGGCTCGGCGGCCTTGACCCGCGCCAGCAATGCGTGTGTCGATCGGCCTATCGCTATCTTCAGCTTGCGCTGAAGCGCTGCCGGTAGTTCGTCGAAATGCAGGACCAACCGATTGAGGTTGGAGTCGATGGTGATCGCCGCCGTCATAGTTCGTCCAGGCGAAATGCGTAGGTGAAGACTAGCGTTATATCGAGCCGATGTTCCTTGGCCTCGGCGTCGGGCGGCAACACCGCGCAACCCTCGTAGCGAATGCGACCGTTCGTGCCAGTGACATCGCGTAAGGTGCCATCATTCAGCGCCGCAGAGACAATCGCAGTGCGGTAGCGGGATAGTAATACCCCGGCATCCGCCGCGCCGCCGGCCCGCACATACACGGTGATGCCCGGCGATAATTCCATGCGCTGCAATTCGCTGTGCCGCACGCCCTCGGGCTGATCGATCATCGCCTCGATGCCGTCCTGTATGATGACTGCCGGCCGCGCATTGCCGGGCACGTCGAGCGCGTTGCGCACGACGGCCGAGATGCCGCTTACCGAAACGCAAACTGCCGCCAGCCGGGCCAGGATTGTTTCGCGCTTATCCACGGCAGAGCAGGTTGATGCGGACTAGCGCGCCGCCATAGGTCAGCGGATCGATCTCGGTGATGTTGCTCGGGTTGCCGTCGATCAGGATTACATCGTCACGGCTCGGCAGGCCGAATGAGCCGACGCCGGTTGGGCTAAGCACGACCTTGATCTCCTTAGCCTCTCCGGGTTCCAGGGATTGCGGCCCGAAATTGCGGACTGCTGCCGGACACGTCACGGCCTCGGCTACCGTGATGCCGCCGGTTGCCGGATCTACCGCGGTGCGTTGCAGTGTCACGCTTTGCCCGTAGCCGGCGATCGCCGCGTCGAGCCGCTCGATGAGGGTTCCGGGCGTCATACCGTCCAGATTTTGTAAGGGTAGAGCATATCCTGCGCGCCCGCCGGCATGGCACCGCCGCTGGTACCGGCCCCGGCATCGCCCGCGTAAACCTGGGTGATCAGGTCGGGGATTGTTTCCGAACGCAGCGCCGGGTCGCGCCCGACCGCATGCCACCGCAGCGTCAGCCATTCGAGGCAGGCGGCCTGTACGTCGCTCGGGATCGGGTCAAACCCGCTGGTGTAATCCACGACGACGAGCGCCGCGCCCCACGCGCTCGGCACCATGCTCGCATCGAGCCGGTACACGGCGCCTTGCTCGGGGAACACCTCCAGTAACGTCGGGTCGAGCGCGCCGCCGTCCTCCGCGACGCTTACCAGCGGCACGCCGCCATCATCCACCACAATCGGGTACTGCCGCACGACCAGGGGCTCGCCGGTCCAGCCGCAGGCGCCGCGAAGTTGGTCGCGGTAGGTTTGAACCACAAAAATTCTATCGCACCAGTTGTTGATCGCCGCCGAGACGGCATCGATCTGAGCCGCCAGCGTCGCATCATTCGATGTATCGGCGGGGTCGATACCGAGTGCCGCCTTCGCCTGATCGACGCTGACGAGCGCCAAGCTCGGGGCCGGCGTTACGACACGCGTGAAGCGGTAGCCCCAGCGGCTCATCGGCCGAGCTTCGCCAGCACCGGATAGAGATCGCAGGTCAGCGCCGAGCCGTCGCCGAGCCGCAGCGTCAACAGCCCCTCGCTGTCCACGTCGAGCGACTGCGGCGACGGCCCCGGCGGGCCGGGCCAGCCCCTCTCGCCCATTGTGCCGGCCGGGCCGGGCGGGCCGGCTTTGCCGCCGCGGGCAAGGATTTGCCAATCATCGCCAGGACAGGCGCGTGGGGCGTCGCAGAGCGCGATAAAGGAGCTTGCGCCGCACATCACCACGTCGAGCGCTTCATATGCCGTCGCGGGCTTCCAGGCGCCCCTAATGGCAGGCATTCGGCCAACAGGCCCGGGTTCGCCTGCTGGCCCAGGAATGCCCTGTTCGCCGGCCGGGCCGACGATACTCTCGCCGGGCTCTCCACGCTCTCCGCGTTCTCCCATTGGCCCCGGCGGGCCAATAAGCGCGGCCATCTGTAACGTCGCCTCGGCGCGCCACGCCCGCAGCGTCGCAATCTCCTCGCGCGCCTCGGCCAGCATCGCCGACATCTGCAACCGCAACTCCCGCTCCAGCATCCCGACGACCGAGCCAAGCTCGGCCGCCAGCGGGTCACGCGGCAAGGTGACGGTATTCGTCATACGCAGCGCGGAACGCAGCGAGTTTGCTCGCGGTGTCGCCGGCATCGGCGCCCTCGGCGGTGTTGTCGGTTGTTGGCGTATCCTGCGGCGGCGGGGTCGCCGGTTGCGGCGAAGGCGGCTGCATGTCGCTGCCGTAGGATAGCGGCACGACCTGTTGCTGAACCCGCGGTTCAGCCCCATGCCCGCCCGGCACGGCCGGCAGATCCTCCTGCGCGCGCGCCTCGTCGGGCGAATAGATCCCCGAGATGACGCCGCGGGCCAGCCCCTCGATGCGCTCGCGGTAGGCCGAGCGAAGCAATGCCCTGGTGTCCAACTCGAGGTATTCATCCGGCACGCCGCGCAACCGGAATAGCTGCCCGAATGCCTCCTCGATGTGGTTGATCACGAACCCCAGCCCGGTTGCAATCCAGCTTTGCATTAGTAATTCGGTGCTGGCGTAGGTAGTCCCGCCGATGCCGAGGATTTGCAGCGGTATCCGCATCGCCAGCGCAATCGCCTCGTCGGACATTTTGAGCGTTTCGACCAATTGCGCATCGACTGCGCTCGTCTGCACCGGCTGCGCCTTGAGGCCGGCTGTCAGGATCGGCGTGCCGCCGACATTTTCGCTCTGCGACTGCTCATTCCACCAGGCGCGCAGCTCCTGCGCCTGTTCCCGCTTCATCACCACATCGGTGGTCAGCAGGAAACTCGGCCGGCTCTGGTTGATGTAGAACTGCACTTGCTGTTGCAGCGCGGCATTGCTCATCGCCAAGGCCGGCGCCGCCGCAAGGATAGGTGATTCACCCTTCAGCGGGTGTCGCGGCGTGTGCAGCCGGACGTGCAGCACATCGCGACTCGGCACGCCGCGCGACAGATCGAGCCGCCGCTCGATGATCTCGTTACCCGACAGGCTGTAGAAGATGCTGCCGTCCTCGGCGATATCCGCCGCCCCGGTTCGCATCAGGTGCAATTCGGTGATTTCGGCCCGGTCGTTCCGCACCGCCACCGCATAGGCATTGCCTTGTTCGTATAGCCGGCGTGTCAGGTTGAGGAGAAAGTCGCTGATCGACTGGTAATCGTTCGGCCGCCGCATGATGCGCGACAGCGCCGAATTGGTGACGCGCTCCCGCCCGCCATTCGCAAGCCGGCGCCAGTGATCGCCGGCGCACATCGGCACGGTCTGGCTGTACGCGCTGATGCACGCCTCCAGCATCGCCGAGCGCGAGCCGTAGGGCTGCACGTTCTGCCCAAGCTGCCAATAGTTCCACGGGCTTCCGGCGGGGAGCCAGCCATTCGACAGCATGTATGGCCCCGGCCGGTACGCGCCTTCCGGAACCGGCGCGCCCCAACCGAAGGCGCGGGTAAGCCAGTTCGCCATCAGCGGGTCGTGTACCCCGCGCCAGACGCCGCCGGCTTTACGTCGCGCTGTTCCCCAAGCGTGCCTGTCTTTGCGGCGTCGGCCTCCTCCTGCGTCGGCGTCGGCGGCTCCGGCGGTGAGGAGAGCCTCTCGGCGATCTCCTTGTCGGTGGCTTCCTTGAAGGCCCGATCCTGCGCCAGCCGATCGCCTTCCGGCGGCGTTGTCGCCGCCGTCGTGCGCCCGCCGGTTGCCCTGGTGGTGCTTTCCATCATTTCCTCCGTGTCTCGGTTTCGGTGCCTGCCGCAGCAATCGCCACCGCATTCGACGGCGGCCGGCATCGTGACGGCTTGGATCTTGTCGAGCCGTTGCAATGGGAAAGGTGCCGGGGGCGCATGAGTGGGGGTTTCAAGCAGTTTGGTGCGCTCTCCGCCGATCTTGACGCACTGCGAGACAGCTCTGTGCGCCTTGGTCGCGCCGGCGCTCGAGGCTCTGCCGGCGCGCGGGCAAG